GTATTCGCAAAACCCTCTTTCGACCAGCAGAGAGCCTATTTATCCCACATTCCTACCGTCGGACCCCGTTAAACAACTTATTACTTCGGTACAGTAAATCTTGGTTGTTCTCCTTGAACATGTCGAGATGCGCCAACAGGTCCGATTGTACTATGGGGTACTGGGTTAGGCTTCTTTCCCAAACTAACACTAGCCGTGAAAGCATCCAGGTCAACATCTCCCACACTAATCTTTCCTGCTCTGTTACCCATCAATTTCAAAGCACAACCCTGTTTTACTTCAGTTGCCATTGTAAAGTCATCTCCCAACTGTGATATCACAGTATGTCCACTTGGAGTCAGTTTTAGATGGTACAAAACGACTTCAATATCAGGATTGGCCCCGTTCTTCAACATTTTTAACCGATCACGGATGTCCATTCCATCAGCCCTTCTGTTCCTAATCAGCTCGAATGCTGTAAACTGACCATTAATGTACCGTAACATGGAATGCTCGAAAACATTGAAAGTTCCGCTCAAATAAATACAAGCAACGCCAAATTGACACATTCTGGGAAGAAAGTTCAAGTTAACATCAATGTATCTAGTCATTAGGCTCTTTGCAGTACGCATTCCCTCGTTCGTTGCACCATCCCATCCTTGAAATAGATCTTCAATTTCCAGTAGGATCTTAGGTATTATGGCCACTAGGGTCATCAGTGATTGCGAATTCCAAGACATTTGATGACACATTGTTCTACCTCCTCCACTTTTCTTAGCCAAGCCTAAATCGGTACCATCATAATTGGGCAGCTTCTTTTCTTTTCCATCCACAACGGTCACTTTCACAGCCATCTTATCTAGATCAGCGGGTAGATAAAGCAAGATTCCTTGTTTGGTTGGTAATACACAGATGTTCTCATCCTCAGACAGCGAATGATTCATAGGCTCGAAAGAGGGCAGCGAATGCGCCTGAGTGTACTGTTGAACAACAAGAGGAACCTTTCCTGTTTTTAACCATTCTAATACTCCTTCCCACACCGGTGATGTGCCGACCTTAACCTTTCTTCCCCCCAACGTCTGTTCAGTTACCGTAATCGGATTCATGATTCTTCTATTTTATGTCGGGTGTCAGTTGTGAAGAAATGAGATGTCGCTCGGTATTGAACTAAATAGAAATATGGGTATCTCTGGAGTCTAGTCACGCCAAGACAAAAGGTTTTAACT